AAAGAATCTAAAAAAGATTTCGTAAACAAAGTAAATAATATTATTAGTACAATGAATCCGATGTTTAATTTTAACTTGAAATTGTATTGTAATATTACTTCTGCTTATGAAATTTATCAACTTTATAATAAATATCCTACTAAGTTTATACATACAAAAGATTTAACTAAATTTATTATTCCACAATTACCCGTTTTACAGGAAACAGAGTGTAATAATATATGTTATATGCTAAAATCTCAGGATAAAGCAACAGTAAGTACTGGTTTAGGAACATTACAATATTACAATTTTATCGATCGAGGAATCGATTTATTGGGAGCGCTTTTATCCACAGGTTGTTATGATTTACCGAACAATCGAGAAGCTGAATATATTTATTCAATTTTTGGGTGTAATCGCAATAAAATCACTTATGCTAAAAATTATGGAGTAAAAGATAAAATTAAGTTCTTTATGGATACATTAAATCAATTTATCGTTCAGCCTTCTATGTCTGTTAGGGATAAAGTTTATACAATTTTAAGATCTGATTTATTCGAGAGAATTTCTAAAGAATATAAAGATGAGTTCGAGAGATTGAACATAACTTTAACTTTAACTCCAAATGACGAGAACAGAGAGGCAACTATTAGCCCTCAGAAGGTGGAAAGAGAAGAAATTTAAAGCGAGTATAGTTGGGTGCACAGGATTTGGTAAATCTAGAACAGCTTTAATTGCTATTCAAAAAGTTCTTGAAAAAAATCCAACAGCAAAAGTTGTTATTGTTGTTCCAACTTCGGCTTTACAAAAGCAATGGAAAAAGCATTTGATAGAGTGGAATTTAACAGGTGATGTAATAATTATTAATACAGCTGCTAAAAAATCATTCAAATGTGATTTCTTGGTTATGGATGAATGTCATAGATATTCTTCAGATGTATTTTCTCAAATGTTTCAAAATTGTTCTCCTCATTTTATTTTAGGCCTTACTGCTACTTTTGAAAGACTTGATGGCAAAGAGAAACAAATACTTGAGAAGTTTGCACCTGTTTGTGATACCATAACTGTAAAGGAAGCTGTAGAAAATGGATGGCTAGCTCCATATCGAAAATATAAAGTTCTTCTTGATGTAGATTTAACAGAATATAATAAAGCTACTCAAACCTTTTTATCTTCGTTTTCTTTCTTTAATTTTGATTTTAACTTAGCATTAGCAACTGTAGCTAATAAACATGGAGAACAAAAGAAACTTGCTGATACTTATAATTGTGATATTAAAGAAGTAAGAGCTAACGCATATTCTTTTAATAGAAGTCTTCAATTTAGAAAGAAATTTATCGCAAATCATCCTAAAAAGTTAGAGATTGCAAAGAAAATTCTCGAAGCTAGAAAAAACAAAAAATGTATTACTTTTAACGGTAGTATTGACTTTTGTAAAGAATACGGATTTGGTTATTTACTAAATTCTAAACAAACTGACAAAGAAAATGAGCAGGCTCTTCAAGAGTTTGCTAATTGTCAAACTGGTGTTTTACAAACATCTAAAATGGCAAATGAAGGGTTAGATGTTCCTGGACTTTCTGTAGGAATAGTTACAGGTTTTAATTCTTCTCCAACCACAGCAATTCAAACCCTAGGAAGATGTATTAGAGCTGAAGAGGGAAAAGTTGCTGAATTTTTTATTCTTGTTTTGCGTAATACTGTTGAAAATCAATGGTTTAAGAAAGCTCAAGAAAAACAAGAATTTATTGAAATTGATGAGTCTGAATTACAAACTGTTTTGGATAATGAACCTATTAATAAACCTGTTCAAATTCAAGAATCAGTAAACACATTCAGATATTAAGATATATTAATAACAGTCTAGTACTATTTAGAAAGATTTACATCGTTACTCTAAATATCTGAATCACTAGACTATAATGCACAAATTTGAATTAAGCTTAGAAAGAGAACTTGATTTCATGATTAAGTATGGATTAACCGCAGATGAATTATATTTTATGCGGTTAATCTTTTTAGCACAAGATGGGCATGATGAATATATTAAAAAATTCTTTACAGAATGTAGTCTAGGTATGTCCATACTTGATTTACTAACATCCCTTCAACAGAAAGGTGTTATTAATAAATCTTATATACTTCCTACAAAAGGAACTATATTTGAACCGAAAGATGTTGAATTTAATAAACAAGTATTAAAAGGGTTTTTACAGCATTCAGAGGATATGGGAATGGAATTATTTCAAGCATATCCTGCTATGACTGTTATTAATGGAAAAACATTTTCGTTAAGAAATATTGCTAAATTTTATAAAACTTTTGACGAGTTTACCTTTGCGTATGGTAAAGAAATAAAGTTTGATCCTCAAAAACATCAAGAAATATTAGATATTCTTGAATGGGCTAAAGAAAATAATTTAATTCATAGTGGATTAGGTGATTTTATTATTTCTAGAAAATGGTTAGACTATCAAGAAATGAAAGATGGAGGTACAACTTTATTTGATTCTAGTGAGTCCTTATGATTGTTGAAAAATTAATGCAACAAATTGATGCGGGACGAAATGGATTAAATAAAGGATTATCTTCTGGATTACCAAAACTTGATTCTATTACTTATGGTATAATACGAGAAAATATTACTCTCGTTGGCGCGAGTTCGGGAACTGGTAAAAGTTCTCTTGTAAATTATATTGCTGTTTATAATGCATATAAAGATTATATAGAATCTGGAAAAAAATTAGACATATGGTGGCTAATATTTAGTTTTGAAATGTCTCAGACTTCTTTATTTTCTAGAATTCTTTCTATGCATTTGAAAGACGAATATGATTTAATTGTTCCTCATAAAATGATTTTTTCATTAACGGATGAAAAGATGCCGGATGAAATTTATGAAAAAGTTAAAGAATCTATTTCTTGGTTAAAAGGACTCGAGGAAAGATGTATTGTTATAGATAAACCTGTTACTGCAAAAGGTCTATATGGACACTGTAAAGCGTTTGCTGAAAAACATGGAAAATTTGTAGTTAATGGAAAAGGAGTCTATAATGGAGAGGAATGGGAATCCTATGAATATGTTCCAGATAACATAGATCAATATTTAATTGTTCTTGTTGATCATGTTAAATTGTTTAAAACTCAACCTGGGCATACGTCTAAACAAGAAATTGATGAGGCTTGTCAATATATGATTCATTTGCGTGATAAATGTAAAATGACTATTTATATTGTTCAACAATTAAATAGAGGATTTCAAGATATGAGTAGAAGAACAGAAGCCGGAGGAGCTTATGCTGATATACAGTTAAGTGATTATTCTGATTCTGGAGATACTGTCAATGCTTCTAATTTCGTATTAGCAATATTTAATCCATTCCGAGAAAAACTAACCAAATGGAAAGGGTATATTATTGATCCAAAACGTGGTGGATTAGGAAGAGTAGCAAGAACTGTTTCTGTTTTAAAAGGTAGAGATGGAATTGCTGATATGTCCGTAGGCATCGCATTTTATGGCCAATGCCATCATTGGAAAGAACTTCCTAAAGCGGAAGAAATAACAGATTATGAAAAATATTTAAACCCTTAAACTTATTTTATTATGAGTGTTTTGCCAACACAAAAATCGAAAAAGAAAACTGATAATCCGAAAAATTTAATATTATTCGGACTTCCAAAAGCAGGAAAAACAACAGCTGTATCTAAATTACCAAACAGTTTAATAATTGATTTGGAGAATGGTAGTGATTATCTAGATGATTGCTTTGTTGTAAAAGCTGCTAATTATAAAGAACTTTGGAAAATTGCAAGAGCTTTAAGCCCAGTATGGAAAGGAAAAGAAAATCCTAATTATGAAGGACAAAATTATGATTTTATTATTCTTGATACTGTAACAGCCCTTGAAGAAATGGCTAATGCCTATGCTATAAAACTTTATCAAGATACTCCGATGGGAAAGAATTTCGACGGAGATAATATCTTAAATCTTCCTAATGGAGCCGGATATTATCATTTAAGAATTGCTGTTCAAAAAATGATTGAATGGTTTGATAATGCTGCTCCTAATATTATTCTTTTAGGTCACGTAAAAGATAAAAACCTTACTGAAGGAGGAACTGAATTAAATGTTAAAACCCTTGATTTAGGTGGTAAATTAAGTTCAATTCTTTCTGCAAATAGTGATGGCATTGGATATCTTTATCGTGATGTAGAAAGTGGATCTCTTATGGCTAATTTTGGAGATATGAATTCTGTATTATGTGGATGTAGAGTTCCGCATTTAGCAGGTAAGACTGTAGAATTAGCTGAACGCATTGTAAAAGAGAATGGAAATTATGATATCGTAACTCATTGGGATCGAATTTATCCATCACTTAAAGAAAATGAGCAAGCATCCTGATATAATCGACGTAATCATTAGAGATAATCAACTTGTTTTTTCCGATCAACTTATTGAATGGTTGTCGGCAAAGCAAGGAGATAAAATCTCTATTGGTTATATTGAAAAAGACGATAAATTAACGCCAGTTGTAGAAATAAACGAAACTGGGCATAAGTTAAATAAAAATAATACAATATCTTTTAGAGGTAAGCAAAGAGAAGTATTAGGACAATTAGGAACTAATTTTTGGGCTACCGTAGGAGACGATAAAATAATTACTTTAGAAGGTGATGGTATGCCCGTATTTACTACGGTAAAAAAAGCTGTAGAAACATATTTAACAAAAGATATTATTGAAGATACGAATTATTCGATTACAAAATTAACAAATTATGAATTTTAATTTTTCTGAAACTGCTGGACTTGGTGAAAGCAATGGTGCACAACAACTTGAAGGTAACAAAATTCACACTGTAAAATTCGATGGATGTGAAGCTACTGATTTAAAAGATGGTCAATATAAGACTTTGAGAATTAAATTTTCTAACGACGAAGGTGTATTTACACATACTATCTTTGAGCCACGTGATGGTGATGATCAGGATACACAAGGTACTTACGGCCCGAATCCCGCGCCATTAAAAGAAATGATTACTCTTTTACGTCATCTTGGCGCTGCTGTATCTCCAAATCTAGTAGAAGCGTTGAATACAATGCCTAATAATCTTAGTTGGGATCAATTCCGTAAAAAGGTAGTTGATGCAAGTGCTGATGGAATTGGAAAAACAACTAAAATTAAGTTGTTTAAACGTGAGAAAACTGATGTAAATACTGGTGAAAAACGAGTAAATGCCGAATTCCCTCGTTATATTATTGCATATGATCGCGAAGGTAAGCTTTATATGCGTACTAATTTTATTGGTGATAAAACTTATTTTACAACCAAAGAGCTTCAGAAAATGCAAGCTGAAGCAACAGCTAAACCGACAAGTAGCGATGAATTCGATACTAGAGCAGAAGCTGGAGACTCTGATTTTGATGATAATATTGAAATCTAATTATGAATTTTAATGTTCCGGATTTAGAGCCTAAAATCACGAAAGAATTTTTACTCTCTAAAAATTCGGAAGAAACGTATATGTCGACTTATTTGGGGATTCCTGTAAAAAAGGGTCTCCAAATAAGCCCTTTACGTCGGGATAAAAGACCTACTGCAAACTTTTATCGTAATGATAAGGGAGAGTTAATTTTTCATGATTTTGGAATAGGTTTTAATCAAAATTTTATTGGAGTAGTAATGTATATAAATCAATGCACTTATCAAAAAGCATTACAGATAATTGCTGAAGATTTTGGATATATAAAAAAGAATAATAAAAGAGAGCCAGTAAAATTAAGGATTAGCAACGAAAAGATAGAAGAAAAGGCTGATACATTAATTCAGATTGAAAAACAAGACTTTACGGAAAAAGAACTTAAATGGTGGGAATCTTTTGGAGTTACCAAAAACACTTTAAAGAAATTTAATGTTTATTCCTGCAAATCTATATTTTTAAATGGTAATTATTTTTCTTCAACAACAGAAAGAAGTCCAATTTTTGGATATTATGGTGGAAAAAAGAATGGATCTGAACTTTGGAGAATTTATTTTCCTCAAAAGAAAACGTATAGATTTATTTCCAATTGGGGTAAAAATATGATTCAAGGTGCAAAGCAATTACCAAAAAATGGTGATTTGTTAGTAATAACTAAATCGATGAAAGATGTAATGCTTTTATATGAATTAGGAATTCCTGCAATAGCACCTTGTAGTGAAGTTTTATTTTTGTCTGATGCTCAACTCG